GTTAATATCAGTATGAATGAAGCAGCAAGAAAGAAATTGATTAAATCAATTGCTGAAGGTGTAAACACATACTTGGCTGAATCAAAACCAAAAGTTGTTAAAGAAGTGAAACCTGTTGAAGTTATGAGTGAATCTGAAGTAAAACTTAGAAAATATATTCGTAATAGACTTGAAGAAAAGGCTGGTTTAAGAAAGCCAAATTTAAATGAAAACAAGAAATCTGCAGCAATAAAGAAACTTGATGTTACAATTGACAAGCAGTTCAATTTATTCGAATCTGTTGTGTCAAAAAAAAAAGATAAAGTAGAAGAAGGTTGGTTAGGTGATAAAGTTGGTGGGATGGCAAATAAATTCAACCAAGCTGTTGAAGGTAAATTCAAAAAGCAAAGAGAACTTAAACAAGCAATTGAAGCTGACCCAGCAGGTGCAAAATCTGCATTATTGAAAGCATTCTCTACTGAGTTAATGTACAATACTGGCGCATCAAGTTTTGTTAAAGGCACAAGTCCTGAGAACGCACTTGAAGTTGCGCAACAGGTAGTAAGTGACCCAAACGGTTTAGGTAAACTAAGTCAAAGAGGTGGTTTGTTAGTTTATATACCTGCGAAAGACGTAAAATAATCAAATTAAAACAATAAAATGAGCCGAACCCAAAAAGTTCGGCTTTTTTTGTAACATATTTTATTAATTTTCCGTATAACCGTACATGGAAAACATTAGAGAATATCAGACAATTAAGTTTTTTAGAGGTAGAGAAAGAAATAATGCAGAAATGCAGAAGCTTGCTGATGAAAAACGGGATTTTGAATACCGAAGGTTACTCATTGAAGAAAATGAACTTGACCTTCATGTGGCTTTTAGTAAGATGATGGTTTGGAAATGGCTATCATGGAGTTTTCTGGCATTGGCTATTGCTTATCATCAATATCCAATTCTTTCGTTTATCTTTTTAGGAATGGCGTTACTGTCACAATTTTTTTCATTTATTAATAAAAGATTCTTTACGTTTGTTTTCCGTGGTTATAACCTTACATTGGGACTTGTTGATGGTGTGATATATGATAAATATGGAATCAGACTAAGATAAGTTTAACAGGTTTCAGTATTTATGAAGAAATCACGATATGGATTACGAAGACAGTAAATTGAAACTTATTTATATTCTAAAAATAGGATATAATTCAAAAGACGAGGGAATATACGAATTCATATTTTCATTAGACCCAGAAAATATCGATTATGAGGGTTGGGTTTGGGATATCTCACCTGCTTGCGATAACGCATTACCACCTACAGAAGAATATATCAATAAGATTGTGAACCTAAAAACAAACACATTTGACCTATTCTGTCTACATGAAGCAGTTGATAGAGAATATATGCATGGCTATCATACAATTCATGCGTTGGCATATGAGGTGGAGAAAAAAGAAGGAGATAATGGTTTTAGTGATTATGAAAAAATGTTTGAGGGTGACAATGAAGATGTACCATTATTGGTATTTCATTACGGTATGACATTGGATAAGGTTAAGGATTTATTGAATTCAAGAAAGATTATATTAAAGAATAATGAATTTGTTCAAACTTCTTCAATAAAGTTTTAGTATTTATACCTGCCCATCTTACCATATTCGGAAGAAGGGGTTTCGAGGCACGATAATTCACGATAATTACCTTGCCTTGCGGTTTTTAAAAAGTGTTCATCGCACCATTTGGGCGAAGGAAATCGAAGCACGGCATGTCTGGATATGTGTCGTGCTTTGCTGTTTTAGGTTTGTAAGTATTTATTATAAATATTTATAAATGGTAGTTAAAAAAAATCCAGATATAATCCCCGATGACGATGATTCGCTATTTCCTGAACATATACCTGTTCTTCCATATGATATTCAAAGGGAGAAGGAAAAGGAAGCTGTTAGAAAATTAGCTGCTGAACTTCGTAAAAAATCTGGGAAGATTGAACCAGTTATTGTTAATAGAGATGGTATTGCAAAGAAGGCAAGTGAATTAACTATTTCAGAACAAGAATACGAATTCGTGCGTTGCGCTACAAATCCAATATATTTTATCGAAACCTATTTAACAATTTTTGACCAAACACAGGGTATTGCTGGTATGATTGTACAATTCAAATTATTTGATTTTCAAGTAGATTTGGTTAATACGTATTTGAATAATAGATTTGTAGTTGCAAACAAATATCGTCAGGCGGGTATTTCAACCACGACCTGTGCATATATTGCATGGTATGTGATGTTCAATCAAAACCGAAGTGTTGCTATCGTAGCCGATAAACTTGAAACTGCTCGTGATGAATTAATGAATGATGTTGTAATGTTTATCGAAACCTGCCCAGAATGGCTTAGACCTAAAACTGGTAGAGAATCGAATGATAAGTTCAAAGATACTCAGAAATTAAAACGATACGACAACGGTTCAAGTCTCGGTGCATTCTCTTCAAAAGGTCTTCGTGGTTATACCCCAACATTATTATTTTGGGATGAAACAGCATGGACAGAAAAAAGTGATAAATTCTGGACATCGGCAAAACCAACATTACAGACTGGTGGTGCTGCAATCATGGTAAGTACTCCTTCTGGACTCGATGCAGTATTTTACAAAACATTTGATGGTGCACGTAGAGAAGAAAATAACTTTAAAGCCGTTGAACTCTGGTGGTATAATGACCCAAGATACAATAAGGGATTAGTTTGGTTAAAAAATAAAGGGAAAGAAAATCAAATTACTCGTGTCGATGACGGCTGGAGTAATGAAGATAGAATTCAGATGGCTGATGACCTCTGGGAAGCCAGTTCTCCGTGGTTTGAAGAACAAGTGAGGGATGCTAATGGTGACATGCGTAAAATCGCACAAGAACTCCTGTGTTCATTCTTAGGTTCTGGTGATAACTTTATTGCAGAAGAATATCTTTTACGTATACAAGAACATGAAGTAGAAGTTCCTATTCGTCAGGAATACATGGATTTAAACATGTGGATTTGGGAAGACCCGATTGTTGGTGAGGATTATATTATGACGATTGATGCGTCAGCAGGTCACGGAGAAGACAATTCAACCATTAATATATTAAAAAACACTGAGACAATCGAAGAAAAGATTATAACAAAGGGCGATAAGGTAAAAAAAGTTAAGATAAAGAAACATATGTTACTACAAGTAGCTGAATATTATGGAAAGGTTGTTCCACAGGTACTTGCAGAAATCGCATATCAGTACGGTAGAAGATATAATAATGCCTATACTGTTGTTGATATCACAGGTGGTTACGGTGTACAAACCGTTGAGAAATTACTTGAATTTGGGTATGAAAATGTTCATTATGCCGAAGTTACACATAAACCAAGTAGAGATAGATTGCAGGGTTATATTAAAAAGGGTCAGAAGGTAATGCCTGATGGTAATATAATAAACGTGGATTTAATCCCCGGTTTCTTTATCGGAAATAATCGTGCATCGGTTGTGCTTGAAATGCAAAGAGCAATCCACATGAAAGACGTGATAATCAAGTCAATAAGATTACTAAATGAATTAAAAACGTTTGTTACTGTGGCTGGAAACCGTGTTGCTGACCATAAACGTAGCTTCCACGATGACAGTATTATGGGATTATCGATTGGTTTATATGTGGTGAATTTTGACATGGCTCGATATAAACAAAGTAAGGGTATTACTGAAAAATTGCTTAACGCCATTATTAATCTCAACGACATTAAAGAGATTGAAGGTAAATTAGGTACGAAGAATAAACCAATGATTTCACCCAACAGTGTGTCACCTCTGAATCCATATCAAGCAAATGCATGGTTATTTGATGGAATTAAGGATAAAAACAAAAGATAGAATGTATTTATATCAAAGTAATACTTTTGAGAAATTTTAAAGTATTTATAAAAAAGTATAAAATTTTATAAAATGGCTGAACAGGAAAAAAGAGGAACAATATATCAACAGCTAAATAAGCTTTTGAATCTTGATGGTTTTGGTTATCAAGACCAACAACCTGCAATATCGCAGAGTACACCAGCAGAGAAAAGTAAAATAGTTATTAAAGGCAATACCCCAGAAGAAATTCATCAAAAGGGTTTGGAGATAGAGCAGAAGAAAGAACTCCAGAATAAATTTTTTAGGACAACTGATAGAGGTTTCCAAAAAGCACTTCAATATGAAGCAGCCAGACTCCCAGCATACATAGATTATGAAGGTATGGAATACTATCCAATCATTTCGTCAGCATTGGATTTATTCATGGAAGAAGCTACTACAATCGGTATTGATGGTAATATGTTGAACATTCATTCCAACAAAGAGAGAATAAAAACACTATTAGAGGAATTTTTCTTCGACATTGTTAATGTGAACGTGAACTTACCATTTTGGGTAAGAAATACTGTGAAATATGGTGATAATTTCGTTTTACTCTATGGTGAACGTAAAAAGGGTATTACACATGTAAAACAACTTGTTAATTACGAAATAGAGAGATTCGAGAGAATTCAAAATGGTAAGCCATTGGTGAAATTCAAAGAAAGAATGACTGGTGATGAATTCAATGTATTTGAAATCGCACACTTTAGACTTCTTGGTGATGACAAGTACCTACCTTATGGCTCATCTATCTTAAATAAGGTTCGTAGGGTGTTCCGTCAGCTTGTTATGGCTGAAGATGCAATGCTTACCTATCGTATGGTACGTGCAGGTGAAAAGAAAGTTTTCAAAATTGACGTTGGAAACATCGATGAAGAAGATATTGAGGAATATATCTATAAAGTAGCTACCAAATTCAAAAAAACTGCACAGGTAGCACCAAATGACGGACAAATTGACTATCGTTTCAATATAATGGGTAATGATGAAGACTATTTTTTACCCGTAAGAAATGCAAATACACAGACGGGCGTGGAGACGCTCCCGGGCGCATCAAATCTTGATGCCATTCAGGACATCGAATATCTTCGTGATAATTTATTTATTGGTTTAGGTGTTCCGAAACCATTCTTGAGTTTCCAAGATGCAGCAGGTGCAGGTAAAAATATGGCACAATACGACATTAGATTCTCAAAAAAAATCAATCGTATTCAACAAGCTATGATTCAGGAACTCAATAAGATGGCAATGATTCATCTTTATTTGTTGGGTTATAGTGGCGAAGACCTTAGTAGTTTCCAGCTAACACTTACCAATCCTTCAACTCAGCAAGAATTACTGAAGTCTGAATTAATGCGTGATAAGGCACAGACATATGCTGAATTAACTCGTGGTGAAGCAGGTATTGCAGCAATGTCACATACAAGTGCTAAACGTAAGCTATTTAATATGAGTGACAGGGAAATTGTTGAAGACCTGAAACAACAGAAAATGGAGAAGGTTGTTATGCAAGAACTTGCAGATTCTCCAGTAAGCATTAAGAAAACAGGTTTATTTGCCGATATCGATAAGAGATTTGGTGAGCCAATCGAAGGAATGATAGGTGCACCGAGTGGTGGAACGGAAGGTGGAATGCCACCTGAAGGCGGTGCTCCACCAGCAGGTGGGGAAATGGGTGGAATGCCCCCATTAGCTGGCGCACCGCCAGTGGGTGGTGAAATGGGTGGAGCACCAGCAGGTGGTGATATAGGTGGAATGCCCCCATTAGCAGAGAACAGTAAGATGTCGATGGAAGCATTTAGTAAACACCTTGAGGAAATGATTATGGGTAATAGTCCAGAACCAGAGCATAAAAAAGAGAAGAAAAACAAGAAGATAATTAGTGAAAATAACGAGATTAATAATAAATTAAATAAGAATGCTCAAGATATGATTACTGAAATTGATTCATTGCTGGAGACTACAGAAAGCTTCAATACACAGACAAAAATAACTGAAGCAGAAGATATTAATTTAGAAGACATCGAGGGAATCGAAAATATTGAAATAACAGAATAATTCATTTATATAACACGTAAGAATCATTTACAATTAATTGTAGTATTTATAGTAAATCGAATAACAGCATATGAAAAACACTAATATTGGAATAGCTAATTTAGTAATTTCGAATAGATTGAAGGAATCGTATTTCAACGACAATTTACTTGAAGAGTCGAAGAAATTAACAACCGATTTTTTCGGTATCGTTAAAAGTTCACCAATATTACAATTGGAGTTTAAAGTGTTTAATAATATAGACAATAAACACATTGACAATGAATTAATTGCAACCCGTTATATTGATAATAACATTAAGTTATTTGAGGTGTATACTATTAAAGAAATTGATGCTGAACGTAAGAAATTAAACGGCTTTCTCATAGAGAATGTTGTTGGTGAGATAACCGAAGCCGATTACGACCCGAAAAAAATTGAGCTTTATAACGCAATTGATGTGCTGATTACCGAATCACTTAACGATTATGATAAAGTAGATATTGATGGTGTTCACGAATCATTCACAATTGTTCTGAATCATATAAAAGAACCCAAAAAGGTATTAATCGAATCTGAAGAAAAGGCTGAACTAATCAACGAAACTATTATTCAACTTGCTGTTAGTAAATTCAACCAGAAATATGAGGGATTGGATGAAGACGATAGAAATTTGTTTCTAACACTTGCTAATTCAACTGAGTCTGCGAAAAAAGAACTTCTTGAGAACTTCAAATCTGAAAGCCTAATTCTTTTAGAGGGAATCAATAAGGATAATGTCAAAGAAAATATTGCAAGAGCCATTCAGAAAATAAAAGAAATGGTATATGATGGCGCAAATGTGGATGATGACATTATCAGACTATATGAACTCAAAAAAGATTT